ACCCGGTCATCCTCTGCAATGTCAGGGCGTGCGTCGGGAAAGTACAGTGTCGGCTCCGTGATGACCGGAGCCCGGCCCGCCTCAATGGGCTCAGACGAGCCACCGGGGGCGAACAGAGCGCCATCAATGTCGGTCTCGACGTCTGGGCCATAGATGGGCTGGTTGAAGCCGTCCGTGCCAGTCTGTGCGCCCTTGCGGATGCGGGTGACGGTCTCAGACATCACTCAGTCCCGAAGATGATCGACCCAGCAATGTCCACACCGCACGAGCAGTACAGGGCGCCAAAGTTGAGCGCACACCACTCGGCGTGAATGCTTGACGATGCCAGGGTGTCAACACCAAAGACCTTGTTGGCTCCCATGGCGTTGTCAAGGTCGGCACGGTCAGAGCGCGTCAACCAGGGGCCGCCACTAGATGCGCCATTGATGAACGTGGTCTGCGTAGAGAACGGGCCAGTCGTCTTACCCGCCTGCTGTGTGCCAGGAATCACGCCAGCCGGGGCCTGTTCAAAGACGCGGGCAACCATGCGTGACGTGACGATCTTCACCGTCGTGGGAATGTCGACCGTCGCGAAGTAATCCTCGCCCTTGCCAATGTGCGCCAGGACCTTGACCGAGGCTTCCTCAACCAGGTCATCAACGCCGTCAGCCTCAGCGGTCGTAAGTGCCCTTCGCAGGCGTGCTGCGACGTCGGCGCTTTGGGCTAGTGGTGTCAGTGCCATCGCCTGCCGCCTCTCCTGTATCGGGCTCAATGGGGGTGGAAGCCTTCACGGCTACGGGCTTCCATTCGCCGCCCAGGCGGGCCGCCGTGGCGTCAGAAACGCTCACGACGACCCCCCTGGAATTGATGAGACGGGGCACTGGCTTACGCCACCGCGTCCACGATGACCGCGAAGGCGTTCAGGTCGGCGATGCCCCAGCCGTAGACAACCTCGGCGCGGAAAGCAACCTGGTTGTTGCGCTTGAGGTCGCCGCCACCGTCCGGGTCGCCGTACTCGATCAACTCGAGGCCGATCTGGCGCTGGATGCCCCAACGGATGCCGGAGAAGTCTCCGACAAACGCCTTGACGTTGGTTGCGGTGTTCGCGACACCCACGGCGCCGACAGTCTTGGACACGGAGGCGTTGTGGCCGTCGAGTTCCGAGACCGCAGTGCTGAGACGGAAATTGGGGTACAACTTCTGCTCAGAATTAGTACCACGCAACGTCGAGAACGACGCGGCAAGAGCCGGGTCGAGCGCGACATCGGAGGGCACGTATCCGTCAGCCAACACGAGAGTGTCGGCGGCGTCGAGCAACGCGTAGGGCGTCTGCGCGGCAACCTCCACCGAGTTCGTGGTGGCAGACAGGACCTGGGTCATCGCAGCCACCGCAGTACCGCCAGTGGGGTTGATGCCATGGAACACGCCGTAGTCGAGCGCGCGGGAAAGGGCGGGCTGAATCTCCGCGAGGATCTGATCGATCGCGGCGAGTTGCCCGTCCTCGTCGGCCCACATGACTTCTTGCGACATGCGTACCGTCTTGTGGAACTTGAAGGGGGTGACGGTCTGGGCGGTGGGCGTGATCGTCGACCCCCCCTTGTTCGCGCCTTCACCGACGTACTCCGCTTCACCGATGGAGAAGGTGAACGCCTGGCCGGGGCCAAAGAGCATGGGGATCTGGCCGGACAGTGCAGCAATGCACGACCCCTGGGCGACCTTGCCGGTCCAGGCGTCGAGCTTCTGCTGGGGAAGTTCCAGCGGGCTGGTGGTAGTGAGGAGGGTAGCCATTTTTGGCTTCCTTTCGGGTTAGTCGGCCCGCTTGAACAACTTCCGGGCAAAATCGCGCTCGGGGTCGGCCTTCGGGTCGGTCTGCTTGGTTTTCTGCTGGGGGGCGCGCGGTGCCTTGTCGCCCTTCGCGTCGAGGTCCTTCAGGAGCTCATCAGCGTCGGATTCCAGTTCTTCGCGTGTGTTGCCCACAAGCCGCTTGGCCTGGGTGGGGGTGAGGCCCTTGACGAGCGCAACGGAGTTGCGATCAGCGTCGAGGCGTGCCTGTTGCGCGTCGGCTTCAGCCTTCGCGGCACGCTCAGTCAACTTTTCGAGTTCCGTCTTGCTGGACTCTTGGGCCTTGTCGAACTGCTCGGCCTTGGACTTGATGTCCTCGTAATCCGCGAACCGAGCACGCTCTCGTGCCAGTCGCTTCTCGATGATCGAGTTGAGTTCGTCCTGGCTGGCCGGGGCCTTCCAGTCATCCGCCTTAACCTCGGGGGCTTCGGGCGTGGGGTTGTCGTCAGACATGGGTGGTTCCTCCGCTTTCGGCCCGTCGGCCAGTGGGTCCGCACTTGAGCGCGTGCGTGGCGCTAACCCCTGCCAGGCGGCAGGAAATCTAGAGAAGTTCGCTGCGGAACGTGTCGAGGTCGCCCTTCAGCGCCTCGGTCCAACTGCGGATGCTCGTCTTGTGGCGTTCGTAGCGATCGCCACCGTCGAGGGCGTCGAGGTCGCGCATCTTCGTGGTCCGTTCAGACGCCGTGTAGGCGCGGGCGTCAACCTCGGGCGCGGTGGGATCCCATGACGGGCGGGCGGTACACCTGTCGTTGTCATGAGCCGCGAAGTCGGCCGTCTTGCGCTTGTAGACCGCGCCACGCTGGGACAACATCACGCAGAAGTCGCATGAGTCAGCACGGGCGATTCGATTCCAGCCAACAGCCGCAGGGTCGGCGGCCACGTTGTTCTGGATGGTCTGTGAACCGATAGAGCGCAACATGCTCGCCGCCACAACCTGAACCAGTGAAAGCGCGGTCGTAGGGTCATCGCGGGTGAGTGGGTCAACCGCCCACCGGATCGAACTATCGACTGCGTCAGGGTTGAATGAGGCGTCAACCTGGGCCGTGTAGCGAAGCGAGGGCTTTGCGATTTGCCTGGTGTCGTCGTAATACTCGGCCGTCAGCAGGCCGGACGCCTCGCCATACGCGACCGTGGTCACGTTGGTGGCCTCAATCATGGCGTCACGCACGGCGGCGACGTCGGCAAGGTTCAGGCGTGCCCAAGTCTGAGCGATACGACGTGCGGCTCGCTCCTCGAGTACATCCGTGGCGGCGCGATACTCGACGGTCAAGGCGTCCATCACGGGCGCCTACTGCTCAACAGGCTCGGGGGTGCGCAACAGTTCAGCGACGCGGCGAGACGCCTCGGCGCGCGACTTCTCAGCCATCGCACGCGACGCCTGGTCCTCGCTCAGGCCCAACAGTTCAAGGCCCACGGACGTCTCGGCCAACCATGGCATCGCGGCAAGTTGCTTCACGCCCGCATCGGCGTACTGGGCGCGTGAGACGAACTGTGCAGGACGCCACTTGGGGCGCAATGTGGTCAGGGTGTCCTCAATCGCCGCGTCACCATTCTTCATAGCAAGCGCACGAGCGACAGCACGCGACAGCGCCGGAGACGCGTCGTCCGTTGTTCCCTCCGCCTCCGAAATGAGGTCATACTGCGAGGCGTCATAGGCTTCAGCGCTCGTGGGGTTCGCAAGGTCCGTGATCGCTAGTGACGAGTCGGGAAGTCCGGCCTCACGGGCGAACAACTTCGCGTGAGCGTTCAACGCGGCAAGGTGAGGATCTGGGGACGCCGCGGCAAACTGCTTCACGTCGACCCGCGGTTGTGCTGCGTTGTCGTCGTCCGGGATGCCCTTGATGCGGCCAAGCATCACTTGGAACGGGTCGGCGTTGTCACCAAAGATCGACGTGTCCGCACCAAGCATCCACATCTCAGGAAACGAGTACACGTCCATGTGGCCCTCAAGGCGCAGGAGCTCACGAATGGCCATGTCCTGAATCGCCATCATGGGGCGCGAGATCCGCGAGGAGCCGAACGCTCGACCAGTGCGCGGGCGGTACGGCATCAGGTCCATAGTCATGCCGTAGGCGTGCTCATCACGCCCGACGACCTGCCACTTGCCGGACTCCTTGGCGCACGATACCAGCACCCCGAAGGAGTGAATGGTCAGCGCCACGGGCTGGCCGTCCTTGTCGCGGTCATCGATCACAATGCCGTAGTCCAGACGCCGGGTGCGGGCGTTCCACTTGCCAGTCGCGTCCAAGGCGTCGAAGAAGTGAATGCCGACGTCCGGCTCACCTTCAAGACCACCCGTGGTAGTCACGAACGCTGAGGCGTGAATCAGCCCAGCCGTCAGGCCCTGACCTATCTCTGATCCCAGGGAGTTATTGGTCCACAGTTCGTTGAAGCCAAGCGACTCAAGGTCGCCCCCAGACCAGGTGAACGTGTCCACGTTGCAACGGCGCACTAGGGCGTCAACCGCGCGCGCCGACCAACCGACTGTCGACGCCAGGGTCGAATACGCAGGTGGCAGGATCGCCGCCACCTGACGAACCGCGTGCTTCGATTCGTAGTAAGCGCGCCGAATCACATTACGGCGTGACTTCGCATCGATCTGCTCAAGTAGGTCATTGACGGCATCGTTCTCAGCCGCATCCAAACCTTCGATGGTGATGGCCGTGTGGGTCATCGTCACATCACCGTCGCTTTCCTACCGCCGCGAGAACGCGAGCGCTGATTGTCGTCTGATTGAGTGCCCGCAGAATTGGGGCGTTCTTTGAGGCCGGAAATGGCAAGTGCCACCGCTTCTAGGGCTGGGATATCCACATCGGCGTCAGCGTTGAGCGCGCGGAAACCCCACAGGCCCTGGACGCCAATGGGGCGACGTGCTGCGCGGCCTGCCGTGTAGACAAGGCCCGGCTGTCCGGCGTGGGCGATCTGCTCAGCCTTCACAAGCGCCACCAGTCGCGCGCTCGCCGTCCCAACATCATCGGATGATGGGCGAACGATCTTGCGGGCAGGAACACCGGCCGTTCGCAACTCCTCAGTGAGAAGGCCGGCCATCGCCTTACCGTCGATCACAATGGCGTCACTATCGCGCCAGCACTGAGCCATCCACGCCGTGACGCTTGCGAGGCCGACCGAGGTGGACGCAGAGTCCAAAACCTCGACGAACGCCTTACCCGTGGAGGTCGGCACCGCGATAGCCATAGCCATTCGGGCGCCGTCGGCAGAGAACCGGATGCCAAACGACGGAGAGCCGTCCAGATCCACATCGGCCTTGAGTGCCGCGAACTTATCAGCGTCGATGACGCTTTGGTCAAGCGCGGCGTCATCCCAGATGCCTAGGGCTTCACGGCGGAACGACGCAATGCCGAGCCTCTTGAGCATCCGCTGCATAGCGCGCACCGGGGTGCGATGTGGGTATGAAGGATTTGCCTTCGCCCACTGGTCGCGGTCCGATGGC